CAGGTCCTGTTGATTTTCCATATTTAATGACAACTACATTCCAACATGTATAAAGTGGTCTGTTTGACTACATGAACAAGTAATGTGGACCCAATCAGCCTTCTCTTAATGGCTCAGTCGGCAGTCAGTGCAATTCGTACTGGCTGTCAGATGTTGTCTGAGGGGAAGGCTGAAATTGACAAGTTCAAGAAGTCTGTTGAGAAAGGTGTAGGCGATGCAAAAGCAATCTACAACGAAGTCACTGGAATCTTTGGATGGCTCAAATCCTTGTTTGGAAAGCAAGATAAAAAGCCAGTCATTCAAGCACCAGCAGTTGTGGAGAAAGCAGCAGCAACAGTTAAGGCGCAGAAGAAAGTAAAAGAGCCTGAACTCAGCTACGAGGAATATCAGACACATGCCATTCACCAAGTGTGTGAGCAGTTGAAGACGTTCTTTGAGATACGCAGGAATCTAAAAGCACATTGCCTTGAGTTGGAGGAGATCAGTAAAACGACCACCACAATTGAAGACAGTGCGATTGACAGGGTTGAGATTGAACTCCAGTTGGAGAACATGACGACACAGATTAGAGAAGCGATGGTTTATGCGCCGAAAGAACTTCGTGCCATCTACAGTCGTTTTCTAGAGATGTATGACCTGATTCTTGAAGAGCAGGAGTTTGCAAGACAAGTCAAGCGCAAGAAAGAAAGAGATGCAAAGTGGCAACGCGAACTCCTCCGCAATCACAGGGTAGACAGAGCAATAGTAACGGTAACGGTACTGGTAATGGTTCTATGGATGTGGGCGTTCATGCTGTCGCTAGGATGGCTCGTGAAGACACAAGGTGGTTTGTCGCTGGCGTAGTCGTGATGTCAATTGTTTTGTTCTTGGCTCTTCCAATGTCTGTATTGGTTGTTGTTGATTACATGAAGTTGAAGTCAGAGATGCAATATGAAATTCGTCAATTAAAGAAGCTCAAGAAGGAGATCAAGGAAGCTCATGAAAAAACTACTGCTGATAAGCCTACTGCTGACTCTAGCGGCCTGTGAAGACAGATACCGATATGCATGTCAGAGTCCAGATAATTTTGGACTACCAGAATGTCAAAAGCCACGATGCCTGTTTACGCAGACATGCCCTGAATACCTTGTAGCCCCTGTATTGGAGAAGAAAATTGAGCCACCAGCACCACAAGCCTCGTCTGACCGCTGAAGAGATTGAATCCTATGTTTGGGGTTTCGTAGTCGTCATGGTTACGTTAATCCTTGCTGGAATCGTCTTTGCATTGCTTTACTCTGTCACATTCGTTGTGCAGCCAATCAAGTCAATGGCTCCAATTGATATTGCTTACACCAAGATGCTGAACGACATTGTTTTGCTTGTTGTTGGTGGCATTGGTGGCGTGATGAGCAAGAAGGGCGTACAAGCTGCTTCTCAAGCCATTGCACCATCTGGGAGTACTACGCCCCCAAAGCCTAATGACCCATCAGGTGCGTTGCCTGTATGGGTCAATCCTGAATTAGACGATACTTGGGTTCCACCACCTCCACCATCGACACCACCAGAGCATTTGGAAGGCGACCATGACCGAGAAGAATTGGCCCTTGCACGAGCAGGAGAACGATGATGAATCCTTGGATGATTCTCGGAGCTATAGCTGCCGCTTTAACTGTGTACTTAACAGGCCACCATGCAGGTTATGTGCAGAAGGAGAAAGAGGACGAAGCTCTGATTGCCAAAAAGAATGGCGAGATGGTCAAACTGAAGGATGAACAGGATGCAAAAGATGCCACAACTAAACAAGAGTTTGAAACTAAGCTGTCTGACGTTATTGCTAGTCGTCCAAGGCTGTACATCCCCCTCGCCTCCAAGAGTGGATGTTCCACCTCTACCTCCAACGATGGTAAAGAGAGAGCCGAACTTGACGGACAGACTGTTGAAGACCTTATCAGGCTCGTCGCAGAAGGAGACAGGGCAATCATCGAACTCAACTCCTGCATCGACAGGTACGAAGCAGTAAGGAGTACGTTAAGTGGTAACAAGTGAACAACTAGCAAAGCTGCACATTGGCCCGCAGTGGGTTGATGCGCTGAATGAAACTTTCAATCGTTTTGGAATTAATTCAAAGAACCAGCAAGCTGCCTTTATTGGCCAGTGTGGTCATGAGTGTGGCAACTTCAAGATTTTGGAAGAGAACCTGAATTACCGTGCTGCCACTTTGATGAAGCTGTGGCCTAAGCGCTTTCCGACACTAGAAGTTGCAAATCAGTATGGTGGGAATCCGAAGAAGATTGCAAACATGGTTTACTCGTCTCGAATGGGAAACCGTGATGAGTCTTCTGGTGATGGGTATCGTTTCCGTGGTCGTGGCTGTATTCAGCTTACTGGTCATGCTAACTATTTTCATGCTGGAAAAGCACTAGGCTATGACTTTGTGATGGAGCCAGATCTGGTTGCCACACCTAAGTTTGCCGCACTGACTGCTGGATGGTATTGGTCAACTCACGGCTGCAACGATCTTGCTGACCGTGGTGACTGGACTGCATTAACTAAAAAAATAAATGGCGGGACAATTGGTTTGGATGATAGGATTAAACATACAAACTTAGCATTGCAGGTCTTACAGTCATGACAAATTTCTATACCTACATCCATACCAAACTATCTGACAATAAAGTTTTTTATGTTGGAAAAGGCAAAGGCAGTAGGTATAGCTCATCATGTGGCAGAAGCAACTATTGGATGAGAACTGTAAATAAGCATGGATTCAAGGCTGATATTGCTGCTCGTTGGGATACTGAAAAAGAGGCGTTTGAGCATGAAAAATTTTTGATTTCATGCTTTAGGCAGATGGGGTTTGACCTTGTGAACTTCACAGATGGAGGCGAAGGCGCATCTGGATGTAAGCAAAGTGAAGAGACAAAACGAAAAAGAGCCATCTCACTGAAAGGCAGGAAAGGCGCAAAGATGTCTGATAAAAACAGGCTGAAGTTGTCTTTGCTAATGAAAGGAAAGTCTCCAACCAATAAAGGCGTTCCAGCAACTGAAGATGCAAAAAAGAAGCTATCTATTGCAAAAACTGGAAGCAAACACAGCCAAGAGACTAAATTAAAAATGTCACTTGCTCAAAAGGGAAAGCCAAAATCTATGGAGACAAGATTGAAGATGTCTCTGTCAAAGAAGGGTCGAGTTTTGTCTGCCGAAACAAGAGAAAAAATATCTCTTGCAAAAAGACAGAAAAAAGATTAGATCATTACTCACTAAAAATGTCTCTTGTGAAGCAATCATCTTTATTTTCCTGCACACCAACGAGGCTCTTGCTGTCCTTGCCTAAAAGATACCCCCTGATGAAGAACTCTTTCTCCATCGGGGTGCATATCACTCCACCTGTCAGCATTTGAAGGGCGCACCTTGCTTCTTGGTGCGCCTTTTTTGCTTCGTCGTCTGTCACAAAACCTCAGCCTTTATTAGCTTTTTAGACGCGCCGTCATAGGTTAGACGTAGGTTGGCCTTAGTGATCGTAAATTCACAGCCTGTAGCGTCTATAAAGCAGTGTAGGACCAATTCCTTTGGTGGCTCTTCATGTAAACGGTACTCCCAAGAGTTCATTACTTCAGATCCACCCCAGTGACCATCAAAGTGATGCCAATCTTCTAGACCTGCAACATTGATGTTTCTCTGTTGGATCTTTGCGCCTTTGGCCCATGCAACGATTAGATCGTGATATTTGTGTCTCATTCTTTACTCCACATCTTTGCCAAAGCCAGCAACACTAATCCAGTGATAAGGCATCCCGTACCAAGCATCAGAACAATGTTCAAGATATTTGTCATAGATTACCTCTACGAAAATAGACACGAATGCTAAGAGCAGTGCCAAAGCTGATACCGAAGATAGTTGCAACAAAGCGGTGATCCCAAGTCCATTCGCCTGGGTTCATCTCCCAAGCTACAAAGCCAAAAATAACGTAAGTCAATGCCAGCCCAACAATCATTGGCCCAAACATAGATGTGGTGAAAACAATGTCTTTGAGCAGTTGCTTCATTTGACAACCCTCATCACACGCTGATTCTTGCCAGAACGTCCTTTACGGACACCTGTGATCTCAATAAGACCTGCGCTGTGCAGCTTCTTGTAACGAGCTGTGATGCTGCTGTATGGAAAGAATGGGAATATGTTCAACACGTCATCAGAGATGCATCCTTGCTCTCCAAATGAAGCAATTGCCTCATAAACCATCTTCTCTAGCTTGGTTGTGTCGACCTTCTGTGCAGCCTCATGAGAGGTGATTGGGTCGTCTTTGCGTACCAGTTTGTGTGCTGGTGTGCCGAAAATGCCTTGAAAAATCTTCTTAATACTCATCATTCACTCCTTTTTAAATTAACGCCAAGTGCGGTGTACTTCTGAAATGCTTTCAGATCCATCGTACTCATCAATTTGCCACTCTATCCCATCAGGAATATTGACAATTTTTAATGCAGCAAATCTACCACTTGCATTTTTGCCTCCAATCTCTTCAACAACTTGAACAAGAACCTTGTCATCACGAGCATTTCCAGTGGCAAATTGAGAGTTGCCAGAAGATTCTGCTTTGACTGCTTGATTCAGTTGCGATGGCGTAAACACACCATCCTCTGCACTAAGATAACTTGCAGCACGTTGGATGCGAGATTTATCAGCCCATACAGAGTTAGCGGCATCAAGAGCTTTTTTGGAAGCAGTATCTGTTGGGTCAATTGGTCTTAATTCGCTGCGAATCAATCGTTGCAGAGATCCAATTGCGTCTGCAAGATCAGCATCTGCGCCACCTTTTCCAGCGTAATTAACAAGTTTCTTCCCAAGATCAGAGTCAAGTTTCTTAAAGTCTTCACCACTAATCGCCCCCTTTGACAGTTTGTCTTGGATGTTATCTTTGATAAAGTCTTTGATAAATTTAACGTCACCTTCGTTTGAAGTTTTCAAGTTGTGTGAAATATCAAGCAGTCCTGTGTACACGTTAAGTGTGTTACCCCACTCAACTTTTGGCTTCACATTTTCAAACGCGTCATCTGCTTTTTTGTACAAATATTCAACAGCATCAAAACCAGATAAGCCTTTAGGAAGAGACTCATCAATCTTTGATAAAGCGCTATTTATTACGCCTGTGTTGAATTCATTTAATGACCTATCTTGTGCAGCACGAGCTGTAGATCCAATCACTGGCAACTTTGCGATTGCATTCTCAACAGTTTGAGTAAGGCCGCCAAACATTTGTCCTGGCGTTAAAGTAACACCCATGTCTCTCATTCTTTTTGCAGCCTCGCTAATTGCTGGACTGACAACAGCGCCAAGTGTTTTATCAACAGCAGGGCCAAGTGCCGACCCAAGAATTACTTGTTGTGCTTTGTTTGCAGCAAAATCAGTAGAAGATTCAACTGGAGTAAACAAGCCAGAAGACAAACCGCCAGCAATGGCAGATTGAACCATAGGCATACCCTTGGCAACCATACCTGCGCCTTTTGCAATGGCAGTGCCTGGCACTAAGCTAGATGCAATTCCACCACCCAAGCGACCATAATCAAAGCCAGTTTCTCCAGCAGCTTGACGCTCACGTTGATATTGAGCTTCACGCTCTGGAACAACTCGCTCGGCAAATGCTTTTGCTGATGCTGCAACAGGGCGGCCCATCACAGAAACTCCAGCAGGAACATTCTCAAGACCTTTGGCAATCAACTGGCTGATGCCATAAATTGGGTCTGTCAATCCTTGAGCAATTCCACTTGGAGCCTGTGCTGTTGGTTGTGCTGCTTGCTGTTGAGTAGCAGAGAAATCAACCATTGATGGATCAATAGTCACTCCACCACCAACAGTTTGTGGC